GAATAGGAGGATACATAGGTGCTAAAAGAAAGATTAAGGAATCTCAGAACACTTAAAGCAACACCGGCGATCATTTCCAGAGCATCTAAAGATCTGCCGGTATATGAAGAATGTAAGCGTTGGTATAACGGCGGCACATATACAGCCATTAAGAGCCTTCACAGATATGCATATTATCTGCGCCTCCAATATCTGCAGGGAATAATCAAAGTCGCGGTATTCACTCCGTGGATGATTCAGCAAGGTGAGACTTATCCGGCATTCGAAATATTCTTAAATGCTGCAGGACAGGAATATATAACACGATACTACGACTCGGACGGAACCGAAAAGTGGAGTACCGCAACCATAGGGTATCTGGCACATATCCTTGACGGTAAGAATACCGACAGGATCCTAGGCAAGTACAAAACAGGCTTTTACGATTATTGCAGCCGGTGTGATAAGGCTGCATGGATCAATCCCGAGGGCAACAAGACACTAAAGAGAGAGCTTAAGACAACCTCATGTGGATTTGGAGCAATACAGGATTTTCAGGAACAGTGCAAGAAGGCCAAACGGGATAGAAACGATGCCAAGACATTCAAGCCATGGGATGACGATATGAAGTTAGTCCCCAATCTTCCCCAAAGGTTCATTGACTGGGCTTTTAAGGAAAACACAGAGCACTACATCTTTTACGCTGCAGGAACCAAGAAAGGATATTGCAGCCGCTGCAACAAGGTAGTGCCGATATCGGGACAGAAACATAGAAGGCAGGGTAAATGTCCTTCGTGCAAGAAACCTATCGTGTATATAGCCAACGGCAAGCGAAGCAAATATCTAAGCACGCCCGTGGCAACAAGCAGCATAGTACAGCCGATTAAAGGTGGGTTATGTATTCAGACCATCTATACACAACGGTCATATTACAACCAAAAGGATATACGCAAGCCAACACTCAGATGCGAAATAATGTTCAAGACAATCATTCAGGACAACAGCGTAAGAACCTACACGGAAGGTTGGTATAAGCAACGGGTATTAAGATGGATTCCCTGCTACTACGGCGGAAACACAGGTCGAATGTATAAGGGCAATGCGCACAAGATCAAAGAGATGTTCCCGTACAGTGCAGCATATATCATACTTGCCAAAGAACTCAATATACCGCTTGTAACCTATCTTGACCGTGAGAAGCGGTACCCGGTATATGAATCGCTCATGAAGATAGGACTCTACAAGATAGTTGCAGATTCGCTACGCAGCTCTTACATACCCCAGTCTTACAATCACCGGGAAGCGGCTAAAGCTTTAGAACTTGACAATGCCAGATTAAAGAAGCTGATTGCACTGGGCGGCTCGGTAGTCACATTGGAATGGCTTAAATTGGAAAAGCGGATGAATACCGAATTCAAAGCCGAGATGATCAGGTATTTTGCTGATAATGACATCATGGAGTACCGTATGAGCTTCATAGACGAAAAAATGAGCTATGAAAAGATCTGGCACTACCTCGATAAGCAACACAGCCTAACCGGAGAAAGCCCTGACCAGCTGCTTACCACATGGCGAGACTACTTAGATATGGCCGAAAAAAACAAGGTCAATATCGAGCTTGAACAGAACTACAAGCCGGCAAATGTTAAGAAGGCACACGCAGCCATGATCGAGCTTGCTAACAGGGCCGAGATAGCCAAGGAAGCGAAGCCGATCAGAAGCAGATATAAGAAGCTTGAGAAGAATCTCACAGAGTTAACCAGATATGAATACTCAGCTGACGGTTACAGCATAGTTGCTCCGAAGAAGATTGAAGATATTATCCTCGAGGGACGTATACTCGGCCATTGCATCCACAGATGTGATTATTATTTTGAGCGAATGGATACCAAGGAGAGTTTCATTCTCTTCCTGAGGAAGACATCATCACAAGATACACCATGGTACACACTCGAAGTCGAACCCGGTGGAAATATCAGACAGAAGCGAACGACCGGAGATAATCAGAACGTAGACTTAGATCGTGCCCTGCCGTTTCTCAAGAAATGGCAACGACATATTAAGAAGATCATGAGTGCAGAGGATAAGAAGCTGGCCGCCATAGCTGACAGTAAGCGCAAGGCTAATTACAAGAATATTCGTGAGAACAAAAAGATAGTATGGCACGGTAAACACCAGGGCGAACTATTAGCGGATGTTCTGGAAAAAGATTTTATGGCAGCAATATAGCAAAGTTGCACCGGTGCAACAGATTGGAGTGAATAATGGAATTGATGAACATAGAGAACTACTCACAATACAAGACGGAATTAGATGCAGAGATCAATAAGACGGCCAACTCTTTTTGCAAGATAGGCTATCTGCTTAAGTTGGCCAGAGACACGGATATCCTTAAGGAATCCGGCTACAGCTCTTATACGGAATTTGCCAAGGCGGAATATGGGCTTGATAAGTCTCAGGTATCGAGATTCATAGCTATCAATGACAGATTCTCAATAGAGGGCAATTCAGAGCAGATCGAAGATAAGTATGCCGAATACGGTTCAAGCAAGCTCTCGATCATGCTCACATTACCGGATGCCATAGTCGAGGAGCTGGACCCGTCATATAGCAAGTCAGATCTTCAGGCCATCAAGGAAGAATATGATGAGGAGCAGAAAATATCGGATATAGAGGTCATGATGGAGCCCAAGGCGGAGCCCGTTGAGACGGAGCACGACGAGTTTATCGCTCAGATCGTCAAGATACTCAATGATGAGAACGAAGACGAAGCCCGGTACATGAAAGAGACTGTGCTCATAGCTCACGATATGGGAACTGAACCGTCAATGCAGGATATACAGGAAGCATATGCTCCTGACGGCAGCAGGACCTATTCCGTAAGGATCAGCGGTATGGGCAGATTCGAGGTAATGATGAAGCCCGAGAATATAGTGATCATAAACATCAGGGATGAGACCAAGTCACCTGTCTCATGGGAAGAATTCATGACGGTGCTCTTAGAAGATCTGTCCAGAAGAGAATTCAAGCCCATAACCAAGCCTAAAGAAGAAAGACAGAAAAAAACCAAAGTGGCAAAAACCGCTAAAGTACTCTGTGCGGAAGGCAATGAGAAAAAGACAAAGCCCGAATCTAAGCCACCTACAGAGGCAGAAGAACCCGCCACACAGAGTAAAAATGCGGGTTTGGAGAATACAGAGGATACGACTGAGGCAGCAGGCAATACGGAAGACCACATAGAGGCAGCAGGCGAAGAGGAGACGGTACCGGTCAAGATACATGAACTTAAGACGCTCCCTGAGTACTTCAGATATTCAATGGACGGCACCAAGAGATTCGAGCTCCGCAAGGATGACAGAGGCTTTGCAGTTGGAGACAGAGTCGTACTTAAGGAATGGGACGGCTTTGATTATACAGGACGTTCAAAGACGGAGACGATCAGATACATCTTGAGAGACTGTCCGGATTACGGATTAAGCACAGGATATTGTATTTTGGGATTCTAAGGAGGGAATATGAAGAACGCAACAGGAACATGCAGATATTGCAAACAAACGATGACGATCGAAGCACCGGACAGCTACAAGCAGGTAGATATTGATAATGAGGTATCAAAGAAGTGTAGCTGTCCTGAAGCTACAGAGATCGCTAAGAGGGAGTCAGCCATCAATCTGGCAGAACAGGAGATTAAGACCTTCTTCAAGGAGCGTAATGACCTGTCAGAGGTCAAGGATATGCTTCTTAAGAGCGTAAGACCTATAGCAGAGCGTAAGCTTCAGAGCATCACGATCAAGAAGAACGAATATAAGATCACCATCAAGAACGGCAAGAACGGGGTTAAGGCGAACATAACTCAGACCATTCAGCAGGCCATAGCAGGTGCAGAATGAAATCGATAATGCACAACAAAGAAGACCATACATGCTATCTGTGCATGATGTTGCATAGCGACTATGACAGAAGGAACTTCTTGGAAGAGCATCATGTATTCAATGGACCCAATAAGCGACTGTCAGAGAAATACGGCCTTAAGGTTTATCTCTGCAGGGAACATCATCTCACAAGCAAGGAAGCGGTACATATCAACCCTGATATAAGGCATGAAGTACAGAGAATGGCACAGAGAGCATTCGAAAAGAAATACCCGGATAAGGATTTTATGAAGATATTCGGGAAGAATTATTTGTAACAGGAGAGGAAATGAGCGAGGAAGCAATAGAGAAGGATATACAGTACGAGATCATGTCCAAAGCGAGGACATTGAGCATACGAGCCAAGGCTATATTCAAAGAGCCACCATGGTATTTGAGATACCTGGCAGCAGCCTACAGACCGGGTGGAGCATTTTGTGAGGAGGAAAAGAATAAGGATGACGAGACTTGACAGAGAAGAGTTTATAAGCGTCATTAAGGCGTTAACACCGGAAGAAAAGAGGCTGGCCGTTTCACTTATACCCATGAGTATTCTGGAAGAAGAACAGGATAAGCGGTATGAGACGGTATCAGAACTTCTGGAAAGCCTTAAGGAAGCCCTAGAGCCTTACTTAAACGGCAGTGTGAACACTTACGACGGTGCAATGAAAATAATCGATAACGTGACATCGGCCCTGTATGAAGGGCAAAAGAAATTAAAGGAGGAGACACATGAACAGCAGGGAGAAACTGGAGGAAGCGAGAAAAGTAGCAAAGAGTGCTGCACAGATCATCGAGAAGAACATAAGCGATGCGATGCAACTGATGGATATAGCGGAGATGAAGCCGGCGTATCTGTGCCCTAAGTGCGGCAACGATAACACATCCGTCACCGATACCAGAGACAGAGAAGCATACAAGTTCCGCAAGCGAACATGCTTAGACTGTGGATACTCATATTCAACAGCAGAGATAGTGATAGGTGAATCATGAGACCGGGAGACGAGATCATATCAACAGGCGGACATCGCGCCTATATAACGAGGGTGTCACCTAAAGGAGATGTTGATGCCATATCATGCTTTAACGGCGGATCGATCCTCATCCGCAAAGACTGGATCGGGAGGAACTGGAAGCTCACCGGCAACAGACACGATAAGTTAGCAGGAATATTGGAGGAAATATGTACGACACAAACGGCAAGATCATAACTGAATATAAGCAGGCCAAGCAGAAGAATAAGCAGATAACCATACTTGCACAGTTAAATGCCTGTTCCAGAGAAGATATCATAGCCATCCTTGAAGAGGGGGGCATTGATGTACCGTATAGATATAAATATAAAGGCATCCCAAATCTAAAACCCGAAAAGACAGATAAAGAGCCGCTGCGGGAGAGCGTTGAGACCTCACGAACGGCGGAAAACCGTTCCGTGAAATCTGCAAAGCCGCAAAACACCCTTAAGGAGTCCGATTCTGAAAAGGGCAGATTAACCGAACAAGTCAATGAGGATACAATGATAAAAGAGCCGTTAAGCGCCAATATCATATTACCGACAGACCCGAAGCCGGTGGATCCGATATCAGAAGCAACATATCACCTGGTACAGATTGGGCTTGCAAGGATAGATCGCCGCATAACCAAGATTGAGCGCAAGCAGAAGAAGCTCATGAGGCTTTACAAGCAACTGGCCAATCTCATACTTGGCTGAATTATATATCACAGACCATGCTATATGCCTGCTGTCATTATATCGCAGTGGCAGCAGGCAGAAAGGAGATATATGAGCTTAGTAGAGCGAATGGAATTATATAAGACGAATGACCGGATAAAAGACTACACGGATAAGTACATGAAACATCACGGGATTGCTGAAGTAGAATCAGCTCTTGAGTGTATAGCGGTCAAGCACTTCATTGAGCATGTAGAAGGAGGCGGCAGGTGACTATGGAGCACATTAAAAGGCAGCAGGCTAAAGAGAATGAGCCTGAGACAGTAAGCGATATCATTAAAAGCGTTAAGGTAGAGATATGCAATAAGTACTGCAAGAAGCCGGATGAGATTAAAGACGAAGCAGATCTGATTGAAGTCTGTGAGAAATGTCCACTCGGGAGGTTAGGATAAAGTGTGAGAAATGTGCAGATGAACACAGACAACTCGCAGAATGGCTCAAAGAGTTAAAGCAGTTAAGAGAGCAGACAAGGTGTCAAGAGCCACAGGAGGAGATGGATAAGGAATGAAACAGTATTGCTGATATTGCGTCAATCTATGCGTAAACAATGTTCCTTATTGTATGGTAAAGGAAGAAGTTAGGAGCATATCAAGTTGCAAACGTCCTAATAATTGTAAAGATTTTGTTTTTGCCGATTGCGAGCCAGAGATTCAGGATGCGTTTGGTGAGACAAACGGATATAAGCCGAGACAGCCGAGACAGAAACAGATTGACGGGCAGATAAGTCTATTTATGGATGCCTCTGCCCAAACCATACAAGAAGAAAGCGGATAAGTGAAATGAGATACATAATAAGATTCATACGAATGCTTATAAATATTACCTTTTGGGTAAGTATGTTAGCCATGGGAATATGGATTGTTTATGTTGCGTGGAATAATTACAGGACAGAGGTAATAGCCATAATTGCAGCAGTTATAATATTATGCGCCTTAGATGGAGAGGAAACAGAATGAAGAATCTACTCAAGCAATACAGTAGTCTGATTAAGGAGAGAAACGAGACCAGAACACGGATCGAACGGATCAACAGACAGCTCGCCAAACTCAATGCAGAGGGCAACGTCAAGGATTCAGTTAAGGGAGGACTGGGCAACCTCCAGACATTCCACATCGAGGGATTCCCGGTGGCCAAGGAAGACCGACTTAAGTATCAACTGTCAAGGCAGAAACAGATATTGGAGATGCGAGAGGCAGACATAGCCGATCTGACCAATGAATTGGAGTTGTGGCTTAACGGTATTGATGACAGCAGAATGCGGCGTCTGATCACCAAGAGACTCATAGAGGATAAGACATGGGCTGAGGTGGCTTGCGAAATGGGCGACAAATATACAGAAGACAGCTGTAAAAAGCAATATGAGCGGTATCTTCGAGAACTGGATGACGAAGAGTAAAGTTAAAAAAATAAAAGTTTGTCACGAATGTCACGTGTAAATGTGGTATAAGTAAAATAAGCACAGGTGTAGGCGATAGTAAATCATTAGATTCCTTCTTTTTCAGGTAAGGGGTACGGAAAAACCGTATCCCTTTTGTATTATGGAGTGTGGAATGTGGCAAAGTACGAAAACTGGACATCTGAATATGGGCTTGTCCGAATTGAGGGATGGGCCAGAGACGGGCTCACAGATAAGGAAATCGCCCGAAACATGGGCATTTCCCGATCGACCCTAGATGCCTGGAGAAAAAAATTTTCGGACATTTCGGACACCATAAAAAAAGGGAAAGAATATGCAGACCGAAAGGTAGAGAGCTCGCTGTTTGAAAGAGCTACAGGCTATTCAGTCTTCTTAAAAAAGCCAATAAAGGTCAAAGAGGTCAAGTATAACACCAAAGGGAAGCGTGTTGAAATTGAAAGGATAGAATATGCGAATGAAGAGATACACATACCGGGCGATGTGACAGCTCAGATATTCTGGTTGAAGAATCGAATGCCAGAGGTATGGAGAGATAAGATCACAGGGGATCTAAGTATGAAGGTTGAAAACGACGGGTTCCTAGAAGCGCTCCAGGGGCAGGCAGCGGAAGTATTCAAAGATTCGGATGTCGAAGAATAATCGGTTTGTTCCGTTTTCCAAGAAACAGAAGCAGGTACTTACATGGTGGTGCCCCGGTTCGCCATATGCAGATAAAGACGGAATCATCTGCGACGGATCTATAAGGTCCGGTAAGACAACTGTAATGGCATTGTCCTTTGTAATATGGGCAATGGTGACCTTTGAAGACGAAAACTTTGCCATGTGTGGCAAAACAATATCTTCATTCCGCAGAAATGTTCTTGTATCCCTCAAGAAGAGACTCAAGAGCCGAGGGTACAAGGTAGAAGAACATAGATCAGAGAACTCGTTAACGATATCTAAAGGAGATGTCGCCAACGAGTTTTATATATTTGGCGGTAAAGACGAATCAAGTCAGGATCTGATACAAGGTATGACGCTGGCCGGGATCCTTTTTGATGAAGTTGCACTTATGCCGGAGAGCTTTGTTAACCAGGGTGTGGCCAGATGCAGCGTAGAGGGGTCCAAGTTCTGGTTCAACTGTAATCCGGAAGGACCGGACCACTATATCAAGATCGAATGGATCGACAAGCTTACGATTAAGAACCTCATCAGGATACACTTCACGATGAGAGACAATCCAAGCCTGTCAGCGAAGATGATCGAAAGATATGAGCGGATGTACAAGGGCGTGTTCTACGAGCGATTCATCCTGGGACTGTGGGCTCTGGCATCCGGAATCATATTCAGGTACTTTGCGGAGGATCCCGAGCCGTATTTGTTTGAGGATAAGGATGTCTTCGATGAGGATGGAAAGTGCAGACTGAACTTTTCCAAGCTGACGATCGGTATTGACTTTGGAGGAAACGGATCCAAGACAACATTCGTATTGAACGGATACATGAATGGATATAAGGAATTACGAGTTCTAGAAGCAGACGGGCTTCCTATAACCGAGGATATAGATGCTACGAAGATAGCTGACAAATACATAGAGTTCTATCGTAAGTGTGTATCGACATACAGATACATAGACTGGGTATTCCCGGACAGTGCATCGACAACCATGATCAATCAATTAAAATCAGCGGCCAAGGCAGCAGGATTGCCATACAACCACATTAAGGGATGCCGCAAGAACGAAATAGCCGACAGACCGAAGACAATAGATGCCCTGTTCAATACCGGAAGGCTTAAGATCAACAAGACAAGATGTCCGGAGTTGGTCAAAGCGATCCAGCAATTAAGATGGGACGAGAAACATCCCAACATACCGGAAGATAAGAACATAGGCAACTGTAACGACTGGTGGGATGCTTTTAACTATACGATGCTTGATTTCATAGAGTTTATAGATCTTAACAGATAGGAGCAACGATGAAAGAGTGTATAAAGACTTATCTGGCAGGCAAAGGATATGATGTCAACACGAAAGCCCTGCAGATAATTAAAGAATGCGATGACTGGTACTCCAACAGGTTGATTAAAGATTTTCACAAGAAGCAGAATGTCAATGGCTCAGAGATAGAACTCATGCGCATGAATATGGCCAAGAGAGCCTGCGCAGATGATGCCAATCTGTGCGAAATTATATCCGTAGCTCCCGAAAAAGAGGGTGATTCGCAGGGATTTATTGAAAATCTGTTCAAAGTAAATAGATTCAATGTGATGTATAGGCAGCAGTTAGAGATTACATCAGCAGAGGGAACCGTAGGAGCATATATTTATCTTAAGAATGCAGATTATTATGAGCTCGACGGCAAGACTACGGTCAAAGGCGGAGATATCAGAATCAATTATTGCGACGGTGATTGCGTAATACCGCTCACTGTAGAGAATAAGCTGATAACAGAATGTGCATTCGGAGTAACAAATACGACCAAGGGCAAGAAAAGAACAACTCTTGTAGTATTCACACTTGATAACGGCGGATATAAAGCTGAGACTGCAGTGTTCGACGATAACGGCAATGAGATCAAAGAGGAACATTCGGAGATCACCCTAGGAGATGTAAAGCCGTTTGCCATAATGACCAATGCCGAGGTTAATAATATCGACAATATGGATGGCTATGGACTTCCCAAGATATATGAGAGCATACCGTTATTTAAGGGAATAGATCTGTGCTGGAACATCCTGTTCGGAGATATGGATAAGGCGGATAAGCTTCTGTTCATCAATGAACTTCTGGCGGTAATTCAGAAAGACGAACAGGGGAATCCCGTTCTTACCAAAGAGCAGAAGAAACTGTTCATTCTGACAGGAGAGAGGCTTCCGGATCAGAAGGAACTGATCTATGAGTATAATCCGGAGATAAGGATAAGCGAGATCACAGAGACGTTCGAACTCATACTGTCGCTGATTTCAATGAAGTTCGGATATGGTACCAAGAAGTACACATTTGAAAACGGCCAGATCCAGACAGCTACGGAGTACATCGGGGAGCGACAGGATGAACTCCAGGAGTTGAATAAGCAAAGGCAGCAGGCCATAGACTATATCAACGACATAGTTCATGCAGCAATGTGGTTTTCCAATGCGTTTAGGGATACATCCTTTGATGTGAACGAAGTGCTGTCTGTACAGTTCGACGATTCATACATAGAGGATAAGGCTTCAAGGCTGGAGTCAATGCGAACAGACGCGATTCAATTCATGGAGATTCCCTGGCTGACATTCAAATATATCAAGGAGAAGTACAACTTATCCGATGAACAGGCACTTGCTGTTGTAAACAATAAGGAGATCACCATAGAAGAGCCCGAAGGTATTGAGTGATGTTAAGCAAGGAACAGGTTGAAATACTGACAGATAAATACATAACAAGTCTGTATGACGATCTGGAACGAGAGGTCATAGGAGATATAGCCAGGCGCGTGAACAAAATGAAGAGGTTCACCGAGACCGCCGAGCTTATGGCACAGGCCATGAGAGAGCAGGGTTACTCCACGGTTAAGATTCAGGCAGCAGTCCATAAGGCACTGAATGCTGATAAAGAATACCAGAAGGCATTAGCGGAGAATACAAGAGAATATAAGCAGGAGATCAAGAAGATCATCGAAGAGACTGAAGAGGCAGCCTATAAGAGAGGCGATATGCTTGTAGCCACAGCCGGAGATATGTCATGGAATGATGATATGCAGATGTGGAAAAAGCACAATATCGATCTTAAGAAGCCGAACAGTCTTGATCAGCTGTATAAAGGCATAGCCAAACAGACAGGTGATGAGCTTGTCAATATATCGCAGTCAACCGGATTTAAGGGCACAGCGCTCGGTACCACCGGAGTACTGAACGCATATCAGCGAACAATGGATCTTGCGATGATCAAGGTATCGACCGGAGCCTTTTCGTATCAGCAGGCCGTTAAGGACTGTGTTGGTATGCTTGCGGCAAGTGGACTAAGATCCATCGATTATGCATCTGGCAGATCATATCAGCTTGATACGGCTGCGAGAATGTGCATAAGGACTGGAGCTAATCAGCTGTCGGGCAAGATACAGGAGATCAACCTGCAGCAGTCAGATACTCCCCTGGTATATGTGGATGCACATGCCGGCAGCAGGCCGGAGCATGCAGTATGGCAAGGTCAGGTATATGCATACAATCCGGATGGAATACTAAGAGACGGATCCAAGGCAGGAGAGAAGTACGACGATTTCTTTCATGCAACGGACTATGGATCGGTAACGGGACTTATGGGTGCAAACTGTGCTCATCACTTCTACCCGTACTGGGAAGGTGATCCAATACCCGAGTACAAGGAACCTGATCCTATAGAATACAACGGAAAGGAATACACATACTATGAAGCCACTCAGGAAATGCGTAGACAGGAGCGTGCAATCAGGCAGACTAAGCGCGAAATGGAGGCTATGCAGTCCCTCGGAGAAGATACCACGCTGTTGAAGAAAAAGCTCAGGCAGCAGTCTATCGAGTATTACAATTTCAGCAAGAATGCCGACATCAACCAGAGGAAGTATGTGCTTGATGTGATGAAGGGCACAAGCAAAGGGGCTGTATCCGATAAAAACTATGCCAAATCAATCGTTGATTTAGTTACAAGCGTAAAGAACCGAAGCGGACAAGAAAAATTCAATGTTGATAGAATACTTGAAGGTGTCAGGCAATCTGAGGTAGGAAGAGAATCGATAGAGTATATTGAACAGAATGAAACTGCGGTTTTCTTTGATAATATGGCGTATTTTGAAGGTGTTAGAGGAGGATCGGGAAACAATTACATTAGACTCTATCTAAGACAAATTGATTCGGAAATTGTTGCAGAGCAGACATTTGTTCATGAAACGACCCATGTAAGATTTAACATAGGAGATTGTCAGCACGCCGAAGCAATTTGTTACGCCTATGAAAAAATGCACAAGGAAAATAGAACCTTCCTGTATGAAGACGAATGGAAAAAGCTCGTTTTACTTGCTAAAGAGCAGTATTGGTATTACAATTGGGAAAAGGGAGGTTATGGAGATTATGGACAGTTTAGCTTTGTTCGAAAGAGATCTTCGGGAAAATAACGAAGCCAAATGCCCTAACTGCGATGGCGGAGTTGTTAAGCCTGTTTTTGCAAATCATGAACAGATATATGCATATATGTGTGAAAAATGCGGATACAGATTTCATTTTGAGCCAAAAGTGATAATTGAGTAAAAGCCCCTGACTATAGCAATGGTTAGGGGCTTTTGTACGGAGTAATCAAATGAAAATCAATATATTGGGTACTGAGTATAGTATACAAACCAAGAACGAAAGAGAAGACCCTAAGTTAAAAGAAGCCGATGGATACTGCGATACTTCTACGAAAGAAATTATAATCCGCAATCTGGCCGAAGAAAAGGACGACCCTAATTCTCTTGCTGACTTAGATGAGTATAAGCGCAAAGTTATTCGACACGAGATCATTCATGCAATGTTTTACGAAAGCGGTCTATCGGGAAGCTCTGGATATCAAAATGATGAAACATTAGTAGATTGGATCGCGATTCAAATTCCTAAATTAGCGCCGATACTCAAGGAATGTGAAAAGGTAGGAGTATATCCGACCAAAGCAAACAGTATTATGAATGGTGAGGCACAATAATGGATAATACAGTTATAAGGATTATGCAAACACAAGGCGTAACAATGGAACAGGCAGCAGACGCAATCTGTGAAGCAGTGAAGTTGCTCGGACCGCCCGGAGAACGTGAAATCGAATTGATCAAAGCGAATCCCTCTCTGAATATTTTTCAGAAATGGAAACTGATTCGACTGATTAAGAAAAAAATATAGAGTTGCACCGGTGCAACCAAATAATATGACACAAAAGAGCTAAGGAATATCCAAGGCTCTTTTTTGTATGCCGCGGATTAGTGTAAGGGCAACACATCGGGTTCATGTCCCGAAGAGTGCAGGTTCGAGTCCTGCGTCCGCAATTCCCTACCGGAGAAAGTCCGGTTAATAAATCATTTTAAGGAGGATTATATGAAGAACATTGAAACAATCTTGAAGGAAGCAGGTATTGAGGTTACGGAAGATCAGCTTAAGAAAGTCAATGAAGCGGTCAAAGAGAATTATAAGACCGTGAATGACTATCAGAAGCAGGTGGACAAAACCGAGAATCTGCAGGAGACACTCGAAGAGACTCAGACAGCACTTGAGGAAGCCAAGGAGAACCTTAAGAAACAGGAGGGCGTGGACGCCGAAGCGCTCAACAAGACGATTGAGGATCTTAAGAAGCAGATCAAGGACAACGAGAACGAGTACAACAATAAGATTGCAGAGAGAGACTTCAACGAAATGCTTGAAAAAGCAGTAACAGGCGCCAAGGGTAAGAACCTTAAGGCAATCAAAGCCTTACTGAATATCGAAGACCTTAAGAAGTCCAAGAATCAGAAAGAGGATATCGAGAACGCCCTGAAGGATTTGGCAAAGGCGGAAGACAGCAAAATGCTGTTCGGAGATCCTGAGCCCGAGAAGAAAGGAAGCGGGAACCCCATAGGCGAGGTTAAGAAGACCGGAGAGGGAGCAGCTGATACGCTGCGAAGCGCTCTGGCCGAACACTACAACAAATAAATGGAGGTAGAAAGACATGGCTATTACATTAGCAGAGGCCAAGGTAGGTATGGCCGACAAAGTAGATCAGATGGTGATCGATGAGTTTAGACGCGACTCATTCTTACTTAACAAGTTAACATTCGACGATACTGTATCACCCGGTACAGGCGGCTCGACCATGACATATGGTTATGTGCAGCTCCAGACACCGGCAACAGCAGCCCGCAGAAGCATCAATGCTGAGTATACAGCACAGGAGGCTAAGCGCGTTAAGAAGACTGCTGACCTGGATATATTCGGCGGATCGTTCCAGATCGATCGTGTTATCCAGAATACAAGCGGAGCTATCAACGAGGTAGAGTTCCAGCTTAAGGAGAAGGTTAAGGCTGCATCGAACCTGTTTCACTATACCGTGATCAACGGTAATTCAGCTCAGTCAACCCCTGCCGGATATATTAAGGCGAATTTCGACGGTATCAGGAAGCTCGTTGACGGGAAGTCAACAGCGGTTACCGTCAATATCGATCTTAAGTCTGCAGCAGACGCTAAGACGAATGCAGATACATTTTTGCTTGCACTCTATGAGTGGCTGGGACTGTTTGCCGAGAAGCCGGATATGCTTCTTATGAACAGCCAGATGCTGGCAAAGGTAAAGTATATCGCAAGGATCGCAGGGTACTACAGTCGCGAGGAGAACGCATTCGGCCAGACGGTCGAGAAGTTCGACAATATTGTCCTTATGGATGCAGGCAAGTACTACAACGGCACTAATGAGGTTGACTGTGTTGCCACGGATGCAACAACCGGCAAGACAGGCATTGCAGGTGTTAAGTTCGGACTCAATGCGTTCCACGGAATATCTCCTAAGGAGTCAAGTGCGATCATCAAGACCTATCTTCCTGACTTTAATCAGCCCGGTGCTGTTAAGACAGGTGAGGCAGAGCTTGTTGCCGGTGTTGTTCTTAAGAACAGCAAGATGGCGGGATATCTTGATGGTATTCAGGTTCAGGCTGCAGCTTCAGGCGACTGATCAGTTCAGTAACAGGAAGGGAGCGTAATATGAGCATAATTGACTGGGAGTATTACAGCTCCCTTCATAACAAGGTAACCGAGGATAACTTTGATAAGGCTGAAAAACTGGCCGAGAAGGAAGTGTGCACCGTCATAGGTCCGATCAGATGGGCGAATATAACACCCGAGACATTCGGATATGACCAGCTTAAGGATTGTATCTGCAATGTAGTGGATATTATGGCGGATAACAATACTTCCGGAGTTGGCCGCGGCATCGTATCAGTTTCTAATGACGGATACACGGAGCATTATGCTACAAGTAAGGACGATGAGGTCCGCAAGGATCTTCATAAGTCCATCAGGGCGATGTTGAGCGGTACAGGATTGGTAGGTGCATACTGATGCTATTCACAGATACGATCACTTTATATCATAAAGAATCAGATGAAGAATGGACCCGCTCAGTAGTTCACGGAGTACAGTGGAGCGATAAGACCAGCAAGGATAACGCAGACGGCAGAATAAGCATTGCAAGATATGTAGTCGTTACATTCCCGGAAGGGACATATGAAGGGATCATACTTGATGCCAAGAACGAAGAGGATGCAATGATCCTGGGCGAGGTATCCGATACTGTATCAAGCGAGAGAGGCCATCGTATATCAGACTTATTGGAAAAGTATCCGAAGTCGGGACGAATTAAAGATGTAAACGATAACTCTTCAAGAGACAGGTTAAAGAACAAAAAGGTAGTGCTGGCATGATAGAGCTTAAGATGTTCGATTACAATATGGACACCGTACTTAAGAATCATGGCTTAGAATCCGGCGGACGGGTTCAGAGATATATTGATTCTGAAGTATTGAGGCTGAGCGAGCAGTTTGTGCCCAAAGATATGGGCGAATTGATATCATCTGGGATTCGCAATACCAAGATTGGAAGCGGCAAGGTTGTATACAATACGGTCTATGCCAGACGATGGTATTACAGAAACACGACCGATGACGGAACTCCGGTACACTTTAACGAGGCCCCTCAGAGGGGCTCATATTGGTTTGAGCGCATGAAACAGCAATACAGGCAGCAGATTCTCGAAGGAGCGACAAGGGAGGCCATGAGATGACGATATCCAAGTATGTTGCTGATTTTCTGAAGCTTTATGAGAATATCAAGATAGACACCAATCATGTGGGTGACGGTTCGGATAAATACGGACTGTTCAAATCGCCGTCGAGGGATTTTGTAAGAAATACAGACGGTAGTTCTGTGATTACGGAGTATTTTGAATTTCTGGCTTCGCAAAAATCCATATCAGATACTGAGCGCAAAGAGGATGACGAATGGCTTGAAGCGTTCACATACTGGTTGGATGATTATCCATTGAGTTACAAGTATCCGGCTATAGATGGCAGCAGGCGTGTGGTAGATATTAAAGCCACCGGGTCCACTACACCTATAACCGATGACAACAACCACATAGTATACCAGATGCTGTTAAGCATCGAATATGAAAGAGAGGTAGAATAATATGCCTGATTTAGAAAGACTTAAGAAGTATCAGACGAAGATCCACATTGACACAAGTGCGACAGAAACTCCCGAATGGGCGCGTATCGGTAAGTCAACAGTGTTTGACCTCGTGATGAACGCTCAGACAGAGGAGAATGACTTTATTGAGGATGAGCAGCCGACAACGGATGTCACCAACTACAAGCCCGAGATAGCAGAGGAGTTGCAGGCCAACAAGGGTGACCCTGCTTTTGATATGTTGTATGAGATGTTCAAATCCAGACCTACCGGCGAGGATGTTAAGAAGAAGGTCCTTCTTACATTTGCAGGTAATAAGGGGACTGCTCAGAGCCCTGAGTTTGATGGATGGCTTACAGAGTCATCAATCATCATTGATCATTTTGATTCTGTTGCGGAGAAGATATACTTCAAGATCAATATAAACAAGATCAAGAAGGGTACGGTCACCGAGTCAAACAATACTCCTGTATTTGAGGAAGATGATTGAACTGACCAGCCGGACAATAGCGAGCCGGAGCCGGGCAACTCCAATTCCGGAGTCCCGACCAACACGGGAGATCCCACAGGAGATCCTGATACAAATGATCCGAGTGATCCTTCAGGGGATCCGGATCCGAGCGGAGATCCTTAATTATGGATTTATCAACAAAGGCCTTGCCCAATACCATTACGGTAGAGGGCAAGGCGTATTTTTTGAATACGGATTACAGATATTGGCTGAGATTTATGCGGGATGTTGATGAAAGCATAAGAGCCAAGTCTGATTTTGATGTGTCATATTTGTTTGAATCGGATATGCCACACTACATTGATGTTGGAATACTACTTCAATGGGCCAAGCCTCCCAGGGAAATACCCAGAGATATAGGCCATGGAAGTGATGCCATAGCATTTGACTTTGATATCGATGCAGATCTGATCTATAGCGCCTTTATGCAGCAATATGGCATTGATCTCATTGATACGGATATGCATTGGTATAAGTTTATTGCCCTTATGAGGGGAATAACCGATGATACCAAGCTCGGCAAAATCATAGGATACAGGACCTATGAAAAGAGTGAAAAGAAATACGAGGAACAGATGGAAGAGCTGCGTCGTATGTGGGAGATCATACCGCCTCTTTCAGATGAAGAACAGGCAGATATAGACGAATTAAACAATCTATTTGGTTGAGGATATATATATGTCAGACGGCAAACTGATTTTTGATACAAAAGTTGATACCAAAGGCGTCGAACAGGGTATGACCAAGGTCGGCACCGTTGCAAAAGGTGCATTGGCAGCGGATGTTGTAAAAACAATGGCCAGTTCCATGGGTAACCTTGGTAAAGCCGCTATAGAAGTCGGTAAGAACTTTGAGACATCAATGTCACAGGTTGCCTCTACAATGGGCATAACGAATGAGGAGATCGAGGCAGGATCCAAAGAATTCGAAATGCTCAAGGCTAAGGCCAAGGAAATGGGCGCTACAACTAAGTATACGGCATCCGAAGCGGCAGAAGGTCTTAATATACTTGCAATGGCAGGATTATCAGCTGAAGACG